CAACGATGTCAATGAAGCACTAGCCAAAGGATTGGTATTGATACAGAAAGAAGGTATAAAAGTTGAAAGCCGCAACGGGATGACGCTGGAGATGCCTGCACCCGTTGCTACCGTTTATAAACATCCTAGGCATAGAGTTCTTATGAGTCGCGTTAGAGATGCCAACCCGTTCTTCCATCTAATGGAAGCGCTTTGGATTATAGCTGGTCGCAGTGATGTTGAGTTTCTAGCTGAATTCAATAAGGGCATGGGGGATTATAGTGACGACGGTATAGAATTCAATGCGCCATACGGTTATCGGTTGCGTAAAGCGTTTGCTCAAGACCAGATTGATACAGTTATCAAAACGTTAACCCGCGACCCTAATAGCCGTCAGGCAGTATGCCAAATATGGGACACTGAAGATCTCGATAAAGATACAAAAGATAAAGCCTGCAATATGTCCATTGTATTCCGTATGCGTAACCAGCGGTTAGACATGACTGTATATAACCGTTCTAACGATATGGTATGGGGTGCATACGGTGCCAACGTGGTTCAGTTTAGTATGATCCAAGAATACGTTGCCGCCAGCTTAGGCGTTAACATGGGTACGTATACTCAGGTTAGTAACAGCTTCCATGTATACACTGAGGGAGCCGCTGGCGATGTTTATAACCGTACCAATACCGGGTTCCAAGGTAACTTTAACCCGTATGAATATTGTGAGTGTTTGGTTAGAATGTCCCATGCTGGTATGCGTTTCTTTAACCAAGATTTAAAGCAGTTTTTCAAACTGTATGATGATTTTGGTTTGGTTGAGGTTAATCAATGTAGTAACTGGCGATCAGCTTATTTTGAAGACTTAGTTATGCCGATGTTGTTGGTTTACTTGGTACATAAAACAGAAGGACCAGTCGAAGCCAGTAAGCACTTGAAGCTATTAGTTGCTGATGACTGGCGTATGGCTTGTGGAACATGGTTAGAAACTCGCGCTAACAAAGGATCCAAATAATGAATATTCGTAAGGTATTGCAGAGCGGTAATGTTGTTCGGTTCCATAGTAGTATCGGTATGGACAAGCAAAAGAACAGTGAGCATGAATGGGAAGTTGCTTTGATACTGCAATACATTTATCCGCAATGTTCCAAGGAATTATTGCTGGCAGCATTAACCCATGACGCGGCTGAGTATTATACAGGGGATATTCCATTCCCTACTAAACAAGCAAGCCCAGAACTGAAAAGTGTTTTGGATAAACTTGAGCGCCACTGGGAAGAGCAAAACGGCGTCCACTTTGACTTGTATCCAGAGGAAACTTACTTCCTTAAACTGGCAGATACTCTCAGCGGAATGTGGTACTGCATACAGCAAGTAAGGGAAGGTAAGATTAACGCCAAACGCCCTTTCCGTAAATGGCGCGAGGCACTGGTTAACGCGATTAACTACTGGGCTGACGAAGAACAAACCGCCAAAGCAGAAGAGATGTTAGAAGCGTTCAGCCGTGAAATGGAGGAACTGTAATGGATGTAAATGATATGCAAATAGGCGGAACCCATTACCGCAACAAGTATATCCACTGGGATTATGTATGCGATACTAATATGCCCTATCTACTAGGTAATGCCACCAAGTATGTCAGCCGCTGGCGTGACAAGAACGGCGTTGAAGACTTGCGCAAGTCTATGCACTATTTAGCAAAGGCAGAAGAACGCGGCGTATATATGCCGGTTAATAAGTGGTACGAGTTCCTAACAGTCAATACAACCCAAATACGTATTGACCAATTTACTCTCTACTTCTGCTGTCAGTTACCGCCAGAAGAAAGGCGTATTATTAATTTTATTGTTGAAGGTCATTATGACTCAGCAAGAATGTCAATAGAGGAACTTATCAACGAAGAAGAGTGTGGCCCCGGTCCAGGTTATGTCAACCAAGACCCCGATTACATTAGAGGATAATATTATGTCACTCGTTTCTTATACCGATTTGTTATACCTTGTTAGTACAGGGGTTATAGATGCAAAGCCAGAACATATAAACGGCGCTAGTCATGAACCATAATACTCTAGTTACGTTAGATATAGAATGCGTAACAAACTACTTATTGGTTATGTTTAGGAAGGTATCAACAGGGGATGTTCTTTACTTTGAAAAGTTCAATGACTCTGAACTTAATGTAAAGAATATCCTGCATCTTCTTAATACATATACGATAGTCACATTCAATGGCATAAAGTACGATGCCCTAATTGTAGAAGCAGCGGTTGCCGGGTTAAGCAATGCCGCTATCTACAAAGTCAGTCAAATGATAATAGGTGAGGGTTTGCAACCTTGGCAAGTAAGAAAGCAAGTCGGTATAGCTGCTTTACAAATGGACCATATTGACTTGATACAAGTTGCTCCCTTAATGGCTTCCCTTAAGATATATGCTGGTCGCCTTCATGTTAAAGAAATGATGGATATGCCGATTAATCACTGGGAGGATATAAAGGAAAGCCAGTTACCCGATATCCGTTACTATTGCGGCTTGGACTTAATAGACACTGAAGAACTATTCAAAGTAATAGAATCAGAGATAGACCTACGGGCTGCAATGTCTAAAGAATATGAAATAGACTTGCGTTCAAAGTCTGACGCACAAATAGCAGAATCTGTTATCAAGCGGGAGCTAGATGAGCGTTATGATATACGTGCAACTAGGCCAAAGATAGAACCGGGTACTCGGTTCCGCTACCGTCCGCCAGCTAATATTAGTTTCCTAACTGAGCAGCTACAAGCGGTATTGGAGCAATACTGTACGCTACCCTTTACCGTTGATAAAAGCGGATACATGGGTTTTAACTTTAAGCTTGAAGAGGAAGATCGTATAAAGTCCGGTAAGAATAAAGGCACCATGCCGGAAAAGAAGACCAAGCAAAAGTTCACAATGGGAACCACCTTGTACACTGTAGGTATTGGCGGTATACATAGTAATGAAAAGAAAGCCCGTCACGTAACTGACAGCGATTACATAATACGAGACTACGATGTTGCAGCCTATTATCCGCATATAATCCTATTCAATAAACTAACCCCGAGGCACCTTGGAGAACCGTTCCTTAAGATATACCAAGCAATCGTAAAGCGTAGGCTAGAAGCTAAAGCCAAAGCAGGCCAAGCTAAGAAACGCGGCGATACCAAAGCGTATGAATATTGGAACGCCATAAACGAGTCACTAAAGATTACCATCAACGGTTCCTTTGGTAAGCTCGGTAGCAAGTGGTCCTGTTTGTACGCACCAGACCTGATGATGCAAGTAACTATTACCGGGCAACTTAGTCTGTTAATGCTGGCTGAGCGCCTTGAGCAAGCCGGTATAAGTGTTGTAAGTGCAAACACTGACGGTATACTTACCAAAATCCCAAGGGCACTGGAGGCGGTAGCAGAGGACATAGTGCTAGAGTGGGAAATTGATACCGGGTACGACCTGGAACCAAACGACTATCTGAGCATTAACAGCCGGGACGTTAACAACTACATAGCGGTTAAGGCTGATGGGGTTAAAGGTAAAGGAGCCTACGCTGACCAGAGCGACCATTATTACAGGCTAAGAAGTAACCCAACCAATGAGATATGCTCCAAGGCAGTCAGGGACTTCTTAAAAGACAGCAAACCGATTGAGGAAACTATCCGTAACTGCAAAGACGTTCGCCAGTTCATAAGTATTAGAACAGTGAACGGCGGAGCAGTTAAAGCAGGTAAGGTTATTGGCAAGGCTATCCGCTGGTACTACGGCGCTGACGAGCTAGACGCTATATTCTATATAACCAGCGGCAACAAAGTTCCAAGGTCAGATGGCGCTGTACCGCTTATGCATCTACCGGAAAAGCTACCAAGCGATATAGATTTCCAATGGTACATAAATGAGGCCAATGATATGTTGAAACAAATTGGCTACAATTGACGCTCAAGGGGTTTACATACGTTTTGTTTACCCCCATACTTTACTCCTAGGCAGTTGAGCCAAGATGTAAAACCAAAACCAACGTAAGGAAAATTACTATGTCCGCTAGTCAAGCCAAGCTTAAAGAAGTCCGTGAACAGAAGAAAGCCCTTTTGGGACAGCAGCGCGAACTCCAAGCCGAAGCAGATGCCGGTAAGGAAGAGCGTAAAGTTGCTCGTAAAGCACAAGCTCAAGCACGTAAAGATGTCCGCGAACATAAGGCCGCCGTCCGTGATATCAGCGCCAAGATTTACACTACCTTTTCTGAAGGTGACTCAGCAGAAGTTAATACATTGGCCGACGAACTAATGGAAAGCGCAACCAGTCTCGTCTCAGCGGTTCGCTCCTTTGGTTCCGCCTCTGAAGAACTGGAAGACTTGTAAAACCAAAACCCCTAGCCGGTTAATATCGGTTAGGGGTTTTTCTTCCTCCTCATTATGTCAAGCCAAGATTTCATATCCCGCGCCAGTAAAACCAAAGCCAAAGCATCTGAGATAAAAGAAAAGGACGATGTTGAGTTACCGTTTTGCAAGTATGCTGAGCGCAATGGCTGCAAAGCATTAAAGCTTATATACCTCCGCAAGAAAGGCTTCCCTGACAGAAGTGTCATCTGCCCCGGTGGCAACGTGTTTTTCATAGAGTTTAAAAAGCCTAAGTCCACCCAGTCCCCCGCTCAAAAAACCGTACAGAAACTACTGGAGTCGTTTGGCTTTGAGTATTACGTTTGCGACCAACCCGGTCAGGCTGAAAAGATTTTAGACAACTTCCTTGCTTTCTCCTGATAGACGTGCAATAGTAGGTTCAAGTTAAGCAAATCACCAAAACAGGAAAACAGGAAAACAGGAGCGCTACAATGAGCACCATATACGAAAGGCAAGGTTACCTATCACGCGAAGATTACCTACAGCATCTTGCCGAAGATTATAACGCTGACCTGGATACGGTCATAGCTATTGCCGAGATACTTGGCGAAGTAGAAGACTTTGACGGGCTTGTCACTACTATTGCGGCTGAGGAAGCTAGAAGCCCCTGATGAACCGCTGGCTACCCCATAACTACCAGCGTACAGCTCTGAGTTTTTTACTGGCTAACCCCTGCTCAGGCTTGTTCCTAGACCCCGGTCTGGGCAAAACCTCTATATCTTTAGCGGCAATAAAGATCCTAAAGTACGCAAGGGAAATCAAAGGTGTGTTACTGGTTGCTCCTTTACGGGTTACATATTCAGTATGGCCCGGTGAGATAGAGAAGTGGGTTAACTTTAACGGGCTAACCTGCACCATATTACATGACGACAACAAAGAGTCACTATGGGGTGAGAAGAAAGACATATACCTTATTAACCCTGAAGGACTTCCTTGGTTGCATAGCGAATTACTAGCAGGGTTAAAGGCTGGTAAAGCTTCCCCCTTTAATGCCTTATGGATTGATGAGAGTACCAAGTTTAAATCCCATGATAGCAAGCGGTTTGACTTGCTGGTTGATATGTTGCCGCTGTTTAAGCGTAGACATATAATGACCGGGACACCTTCCCCCCGTAACCTGTTAGACTTATGGTCTCAGATGTACTTGTTAGATGAAGGTAAAACACTAGGTAATAACTTCTATAAGTTCCGTAAGAAATACTTTGAGTCCCATGATTGGGACAAGTATAGCTGGGAAATAAAAGACTTTGCAGCAGAAGAGATTCACCAGTTAGTCGCGCCAATGGTGCTAGAGATGTCCTCTGGTGATTATCTAGATATGCCTGAGTGCGTATACAATGATATTGTAATACCGCTACCTACTAAAGCAGCCAAGTATTATAAGGAGATGGAGAAAAACTTCTTCATCCATATAGAAGAGAAAGAAGTCTCAGCAGAAGCAGCCGCACAATCTAGTATGAAGTGTCATCAGATAGCCAACGGTAAAGTCTACGAGGACGTACCAGAGGGACTTGACGAGGTACAAGTGCGAGCGTTTAAGCGTACCCGTAAAGTATTACACGTACACAAAGCCAAGGTAGACGCTCTGGCCGATTTGCTGAGTGAGTTAAACGGTAAGCCGCTACTAATTGCATACCATTTTAAACACGACCTAGAGGCGCTTAGAGGCCTCCTGGGTAAGGACGTACCGTTTATAGGGAGCGGCGTAAAGCCAGAGCGAGCAAAGCAGCTAGAGCAGCAATGGAACCGGGGTGAATTACCTGTGCTACTAGGTCATCCAGACAGTATGTCTCACGGTCTAAACTTCCAGCAAGGTGGTAACGATGTATGCTGGTATAGCCTTACTTGGAACCTGGAGAACTATATTCAGTTTATTGCTAGAGTATGGCGACAAGGTGTAAAGGGTAAGTATGTCCGGGTTCATCATCTAATTGCACAGGGTACAGTAGACGAGGCAATGCTGCTCCGCTTAGGCCAAAGGGCTGACCAGCAATTAGACCTCAGGGAAGCCATCCGGAAGTACCGTTTAAACCTTATTTAGATTTCATCATATTGGCTATAATACCAGACCCGCTCAACTCCTTGGTAATCTTCTCGGCTGAGCGCCCTAATACATAACCGCCTAATCCTAACTTTATTAAGCCAAACAGAGACAGTATAGCCTCCTCAGAAAGATTCTCAGGGGTATATCCAAACCAGTACCCACCAAGTAATATACTAAACCAAATCATAGTCAACGGTCTCCAGTTACGCTGCAACCATGACTCTCCCGTTGCTTCTGCCTGTATAGCTTGGCCGCGAACCTCTAACCGGGTTTGTTCTAACTGAGCTTCAATCTGGCGGATTTTTATAGCAGCCTGAGGATCTGACTTTATTGCAGCGGCTACCGCATCAGGGGTATTGCTAACACCTAATGCTGAGGCAATCATGGAACCAACCGCGCTACCAGCAGGACCACCGAGCAAAGACCCTGCCATTGGTGCCACCGAACCGACTGTGTCTTTTATGCTATCCCATACGCTCATAGTTATCCTGCCTTCAGCGACTGAATTGCCGCCATTAAACTTGTGTACTCGCCATTAACGCGGCCCCACGTTGCAGGGCTGCCCATTAGTTCGTTGGGCCTGACGCCTAAGTGAAACATCACCTGTTCCTCTCCCCGGTTATTGTGCGTGTCCGAGTATACTCCGATGCCAGTAAAGCCAATCCCCTCAGCTTCATGGGCGACAGCTTCAGCCTGCGCCCTTTTATAGACGCCTCTGATAAAGCAGTCTACGGCCAGCACCTCGCCCCAGTGGTCAATGTTGTGCTCTGACATCTGGCCCCGGCCAAGGTTGCGCCCGAGCGCGTACTCGCTGCCTGAGATCTCGATGGCGCTGCCCAGTCTAAAGCGCAGCACGTCAAGCATGGTGACTAAGCGCGGGCTCATGTCGTCCGCCCAGTCTCTGAACTCTTCTGCGGAGAAGTGCTGTGCATAAATCATGGCCATAC